GACTTCGACGCTGGTCTCTAAATAGGCTGGGTAAGAAACGGCCGAAACGTCCACGACGGCGCCCACCTTGTGGATGATCCGTGTCTTGCGCGACGGTACCCACTCCTCTTCCTCGATCGTGAAGGCGAAACTGGAGTGTGTTAGTCGCCCGTCCTTGACGGCCTGGTATAGTTCGCGGGCGTCGGGTGTGTCGGGCAAGGTCGCCGTGTAACGCAAGCCTTCCCTGGTAACGCGAAGTCGTAGCGATCCGTTGGTGGAACGCGCCAAGGGGATCCCCGTGTGGTTCACCAGGAAACGCACGTCGTCGAAGTTGGCGGCGTCAAAGGCGCCCACACGGATAGTCTCGTAAAAGGCCCCCAGGTTGGCCGCAACATTGTAACGGGCCGCGTAGCCGTGTAGGATCATCGCGTTGTTTTTGTCCTGGTCGGCCGACAAGACGGGCATCGCCCGCGTGTAAATCTTATTTGGGTTCATCCTGTTGTCTGTTCTTGTTCATCTTCCATTCAACTACTGTCTTCATCGTGCAGAGCTGGACAACGTCGGATAGCGTGAAGTGTGGAACCTCTTGCTTCAACATATGCAGCTCCGCGCATCGCCACACGTGCAAGGCCTGGGTAATTTGCGCTTCACTCATTAACATACCCAGCAACCAGGCGGCGTTTAGTTCGTGGGCGTCGGTGCCTTGGCCCAGCAAGTTGTCGAGTTCGTCGAGCGTGGGCGGGTTGAGTTCCAGGAACGCCTCCAACGCGTGGAACGCCAAACTTTCGCCGTTGCGTTGGGCGTTGTAGATTTTGGCTCGATCGCGTTTGGTGCCTGGGTCAATTCCTGCGGCCTGAAAGGTTTGTTCGTTCATCGTTTCGTGGGTTTGGTTTGGTGGGAAGTCGGGGCCAGCACGTCGCCGGCCCCTTCCCCGATAAAATCCCCCTGGTGAATCTCAATTACCTGGGAGCCTGCAAAGGCGGCGAACCGCCTCAATTCATTACACGGCCGTGTCCAGGATCGTAGCCGACGCGACGGCCAAGCACCTGAAGGAATCGCGCACAAGGCCGGCCGCGGCGTAACTGTTGCCCACCACGCGGATCACTCCGGCGTCGGCGTCGGAATAAGGGTCAACGACTAAATCCACGCCGTCCCCCCACCGGGCCACAATCAAGTCCGGGAAGTAACCGCCCGCCACAAGGCCGGCGCCCACAAATTCACGCGACGCGGCCACCGACGCCAGCGCCTTCTCCGCTGGGATGTCGCCGTCGATCATACCCACGGCCGCGATGACGTTTCCGCCGGCGCTTGCACGGTACACCTGGGCCAAGGTTTGGTTCAGACTTGTAGCCACGACACTGTTCAGGACTTCAAACCCGATCGGCGAACAAACCAGCGTTGGCGTCGAACTGTCACGCGTCGCCGCTTGGATGTCGCTGCACAAATCCATCAGGTTGGCGATAGTCGTCGCCGCCAGGTCGTCCGTGCCGGTTTCGGTGGCCGGCGTGAAGGTTGCCGACGCCTTAATAGCTGCAAACCCGGCCGCGTCTTGCGCCCAGGCGTGGGCCGCCTGAAAGTCCTGAAGTAGCACCTGGTCGATCGCGGAACCGTTGGAACGCAACGCCAGTTGCGTAACATCCACGCGCCGGGCGTAACGCGTCGGCGTTAGCGACAACTCATTGAACCCGGCGGTGCTGGTGGCGCTGGTGCCTTCACCGGTTGCGGCCGCGGCGGTGCGCGACAAGTAAGGAACCAGGAACGTAGCGGCGCCGGTGGCGTTCACGATCGTAGCGCCCAGCGCCTGAAGTACGGGTTCACCGTGCAAGGCGCCCAACATCGGCGCGGACAAGGTTTGCTTGCCAGTTACGGCCGCATCCACGGCGCCGGTGGCCGTGTTGCCGTACAAGTTGCGCTTCAGCACAAACCCAGGTACCACAATTTGCCCGCGGGCGTGTGGGTTTGCCTTGCGGCCTTCAGCGATGACTTCAGCTTCAGCGCCCACTTGTTGGCGGCCTTCGTGGGCCGTCAGGATCGCCCGCGAAATTGAAAAATTCGACGCCAAGCTGGACTTGGAATCGCCAACGCTCCGAACGATCGCCGGCGCCGCGACGGTGGGCGTCGAAAACGCGGCGGGCGGCGTGGAGTTCTGAAGGTACTGTTCACGCGCTTGCAACGCGTCCAGGCGTTCAGCGGCGCGGGTTTGCAGGTCAATGTAGGCCAACATTTGGTTGTCGGCTACTTCGCCCGCTTGGATCGCGGCGTCAACACGCGAACGCAAGGCCAACAAGTCGTTGGCGTTGTACTTGGTCAAGTCGCTGGTCGGATCGGGAAGTCCAGCGGGTTGTTGTGGGTATTTTACCCGGTGTTTGAGTTGTTCCATTGTAGAATATGATGATGCCCACCAACGCGGCGGGCGTGGAGCAAAATTTGGAAAACTGAAATTTGACGCCCGGCGGGCGGTGGCCTGTAAAGGCCGAAAAACGGGCATTTTTACCCCTAAATCCGGGCATTTTGGGCGTTGTGGAAAAGAAATTTTCTTGTTGCGCGTTGCGGTTCAATTTTTTTATTTCAAGTACAATCGACAGTCAGCGCACGCAGCGCTTTAACAATATTTTTTCGTTTTGCCCGCTGAACCCCCTACCCCTGCTGGGTTTGCGGCGTTTGGGTTCCATTTCGGCCGCATACTGAACCCGAAACGAAAGGGGCGGGCGTTGCCAACTTTTGATAATTGACAATTACTAAACCGCACAAAACCGAAACAACCAAACCGCCCAGCGAAAGGCCAGGTTTGCAAAGTGTATCATTTTTGATACACGCCCCTGAAGACTTATTGACAACGCACCAAAGCAACAACGCCCAGGCGTCGCGTTGGTGGATGTTCAGGTAAAGTTCAGGCGTCGGGCAAGGCGTCGGCCAGTTCAGCCAGGACGTCGCCGTGGCAAGGTTCAGGCGCACAGAAACACGCCAAGCGTTTCCCCTTCAATTCGTGGATCCTGGGTAACAAGTAACGGCCGTCTCCCTCCAACAACCAGCGACGGTATTTGACAATCACTTCCGCCCGCGTTCCATCGGCGCCGATTGTGTACGGGTTGCCCCAGGGGAAGGCCGCCTTCGTTTGCCCGCGTCGGTATTGCGGACGGTGAATCGCGACGTCAAAACCGCCCGCGTCGCGGACGTGGACGACGGTTGTCTTTGGCATCGTTCAAAGGTCTAAAGCCAGGATGTTTTCCAGCGCGACGTCGGCCAGCTCCATATGATAGACATCAGCAACAAACCGCTCCGCCCAGCCACGTATTACGGTGTCTTGCGCCTTTCTGTCGGGCGGATAAATCAGCGTTTGGATGCGCTTGTCGAAGTAGTCGGCCAAAAGGATCGCGGCTAATAGCTTGTCCTTTGGGCGCTTCAGGTTCAGGCCTGAAAGGACTTCGAGGAGTTCCTGGTGTTCAAGTTGACTAACCACGTCAACCCATACGCGCCAGGTCTCGTAGTTGCTGAAAGTCGCGGTTTGAAAGTCTCCCCAGGTGTAGGGCCGTTTCGTGATTGTTTCCATCGCGTCGTCGGTTGAGCTGGTGCAAGGTCGAAGTTACACCCAAACAACCGCGAAACGTGTTCAGTTGCGCGTAATTTTGCGCGATGGATAACAAGCCACTAACACGCGCTGAACTTGCGGCGCTCCTTGGAATTTCTGAAAGGACGTTGTTGTACTACATAAAGGAAGGCCGCCTTCCTGGGCCGTATGTCACGATCGGGCGTCGAAATTTTTGGCGGCCGGAACAAGTCGCCAAGCACCTGTATACGACGGTCGATCAGTTGCCCAACTTTGGTAAGAAAAAATAAGGCCAGCACCACAACGGCGCCGGCCTTACCTGCAAACTAAACCAGTCAATGAATTGAACGCGCCAAAGGTAGCGCCGTGAAATTTGGCGTTTGGAAGATGCGGCCGGTGGTGGCGTTGCGTAGTCACGGGCACCTTTTCGTTTCAGGTGCATTTTTCGCGTGTCCCCTGGTACGTCGGGATGGGAGGCAAGGCCGCAAAGTATTCTAACCCGCCTTCCCCACTTAGGCGGCCCGGCGACGCAACGCCCGATCCGCCCGTGTTTGCCCGCCGTGCTGGTTGTGGTGTTTTCCCTCGAAACTTCACTAAATAGCCCGCCGTACTGGGTTGTCCTTGTGTGCGTTGGCGTTGGTTTGGTCGAAGAACAAACAATACCCACCCACTCCCTAACACTACCTTTTAGTGTTGAGAAAAACAAACAACTCCAAGAAACTAAACACAAAGTAACCGCGTGTCAACTTTTTTCCCCGGTGTTAGAGTTGTCAAGTTGACAACTTTCAAACCCCCTGTATTTACTGGGCGTTCCGGGGCGTCAACTGTCAAGGTGTCAACCCCAGTTGACAAGCCAAGCGGTCATATGTGTTTCCATATATCGGTATCAAATAACAACAACAAGTCTTCAAGGTCGCGACATTCAACTCCCATCTTCTGCGCGATCGCTTCATACTTCACGATGTCAGGATGTACTTGGATGTCGTAACCAGCGGCACGGCCAAGGCGGGCGACGTCGTTCCACTTGTCCAGCGCGTCGAAGTCGGGCATTAAGTACACGCGCCTCCCCTTCAGCGGTTGCAGGATCGGCAAGCGTTCCTTGTCGTAGGCGCTTAACATACCTACCGAATCAGCCCCCAGCCACACGTACCTTGGAAGGTAGATCGCAGCCACGATAGCCGTCTTGTAACCTTCCACGATGCAAACGGTGTCGTTAGGCCGGTGTTTGAGCTGGGTAAGGCCGTAGAGCGTTTGTGTCCACATTAAATCGTTGGCCCCTTCCCCAAAGGTGTATTGTTGGCCCTCCATCGTGAAAGGCGCGTCAACCTTGTGGTACCAGTTAATTGAACCCGGCCGCTTGGATCGCTTCAGGACGTCAAGGCCGAAGGCGTTTTTCCTTCGTTCGTACTCCATCAGCTTACCAGTGTGAAGGCGACCGTGTTCGTCAAGATGCCAGTGTATCGTCCAGGTGCGGCCGTCCTTGTTGTAGGCGTTGGGCCAATACCAGGGAAACACACGCGCCAAGGTGTCTTTCCCAAACCGCTTGCGGATCCAGTCCGTAACCAGTTCCGGCTTGTCAAAGGCGTCGAGCGTTGCGCCCACTTCAAGGAAAACCGACTGCACACGATCGCGTCGTGGGGCCGGTGGGATCGGCGTGGTGGGCGTGTAGTCGCCGGCGCCTTCCGGGATCCTGAAGTAGCCACACGACTGTTCCCTGTTGCATCGTCCAAACCCATCCATGACGGTGTTCGTGGCGGTGTCGAGAAAGGGAGAAAGGCGTTTCTTGCCGCATTGTGGGCAAAGCTGCAAGTTGGCCGCAACGCCTGGTAGTAACTTAAATCTATACTGCATCGCCTTTCACCTTGCGAACTAATTCGTGGCTACAACCAACGGCCGCGGCAACTTCGCGAAGTGTCGCGTTAGGGTGATCCTGAAGGTACTGTTCCACCAGCTGGGCCTTCGTTTCGTTTGGCCCGATCGCCTTCAAAAAATTACGCTCCGGCCCGTCCAAGCCTTCGCATCGAACAAGGTGCAGTAGCCCGTCCATCTTGCTGAGTTCAAAGGCGGCGACGTCGTTCACGTAAGTTTTTTCGGCCTTCCTGGACTTCAGTTGCTTCAGGTAACGGCCCCTTGGGTGTCCGTGTATTTCGCCCAGCGCGAAGATGGAGCGAACGTATTTCTGAAGTGAACTTGATCCTGCGATGTCGCCCAGCTCGAAAGGTTCAAAGCCTTTCGCCTTGGTCGTGTGGGCGACAACCAGCACGGCAACGCCTTCTTGTTTGCAAAGGTGATCCAAGCGTTGCATCAGCTCCGCCGTCCGTTCGTGGATGTCCTTGCGGTTGTTGCCAAAGTCAAGTAACCAGGATATGTTATCCAGCACGACGACGTTCACGCCTTCGTCGCGATGCACGGCGCGTATCGCTTTGATCAGGTCGGTGTTAAGCGTGTCCAGCGCCTCCCCTGGTTCCCAGGTCAGACGATAAAGGTTTTCCCTCGCTTTGGCCTTGTGGACGGTGTTGTACATACGTTCGATGTAGTCGTCCAACTCGTTTTCAAAGTCAATGTATAAGACGGGTTGGCCTTCGCGTTCAGGCCCAAACCCACCGACGGCGTCGCCGCTTGCAATAGCCAACGCAATTTGCATAGCCAAGGCCGATTTTCCGGCGCCGGTGCGCCCGGCCAGTATAGCCAACTCCCTTTCATACCAGAAAGGCCCCCACAGTTGCGCCCGTGGATCGTGTTGGTGTCCTTCCATACTTGAAAACAACTTGTTCAGTTCAAAACCGCCCAACCGTCCACGTCGTCGGTGGCTATCAAGTTGCTCTAATTTCTGTATAAGTTCGGCGCCAACGATGCGACGCACGTCTTGAACTTGTGAAAGTTCGTCGTTGTAACCGGGCGATGTGTCCGAATACAACAAATTGTTGTCTAAATTTGCCATAAGTATAGTATTAGCGGCGGGCCTTGTCTCCCGCCGCAATAAAAGTAGGGCCAGCGGGCGCCTACTTTTTTTTTGCCTTGGTTTGACCTTTAGTCGTTGGGTGTTGAAAACGCCCGCCCGCCTTGTGTTTACTGAACTCCTAACGCCTGGGCATCGTTCACAAGTTGCGGTTGGACTTCGACGCTGGTCTCTAAATAGGCTGGGTAAGAAACGGCCGAAACGTCCACGACGGCGCCCACCTTGTGGATGATCCGTGTCTTGCGCGACGGTACCCACTCCTCTTCCTCGATCGTGAAGGCG